TACCTAACTAAATGGTACTTTCATGCCTACAATTGCAAACATTACAGTAAAGAAGAACGATGGCGTTACCGACATCATTTATACCGGTCAAGCCGGTTCTGGCGGCGATAAGATCCCTGCCGTTTGGAAAGCTCCGGTCGTTGCTAACGGTACTGCTCCTGCTCACGCGCCTGAGTTCAAACTCATGGCGCAAAGCAACGCAGCGAAAACCGCGCGTCGACTGATTGGAACTCTTTCCTATCCGTCCATCTCCCTTGACTCTGCAACGAGCATCGCGACTGTGAAGGCGCGTGCACTCGTTGAGATCAATGGCGTATTTCCTGTTGACATGCCTCAATCAGCTATTGATGAGGCCGTCAGTCAGGCAGTAAACCTCTTTGTCTCGAATCAGGTGAAGGACTCGATGAAGCAGGGCTTCGCGCCTCGTTAATCGACATCCATCATGAAACGTAACCCCCCAAATTGTGATAGTCAAGGGGCTTCGATCGCTTGCGACTCGAAGTTTTACTGTTTCTGTACCCGCTGTGAAGCTGGTACCCAGATTCTCCTCGAAAGGCTGACCGGGATTGACTTCCGGTCGACACTTCATGGACGACACTGTTGGGTCACGTTGAAACACACGTGGTCTGATCAGAATAGTCTAGAAGCACTGCCAATTAGAGAGCTTGATTCGGCTTACGATGGGCCTGCTCTTGCAGAAGTCCCTCGGCAGCCAGAAGTGGCATGGGAGCTTCTCCCGTACGACTTCTTCCGATTTTAAGCTGACACAAGGAGCGTCAAAATGGAAAAAGATCTGCCACGTGACGTGGTTAAGATCGCCCTTAAGGTTCTTGAAGGGCTAGGCAGTTCCCGTGCTCTCACAGTAGCAATACTGCTGAGGTACAAGGAATGGGATCAAATCGCGACTCTACGCTGCGATCCTCGTATATACCCTGAAGGTGCACACGATTCCTACTTTGCGGACGCCTCGGCGACCGCGCTGCTGCGCAAGCTTGCAGATCTTCCAACCACTATCGACCGCCGTAAAAAGGCGATTGAAAAATGGTGGGAGGGGGAAAGATCGTGCTTCAGAACGAACCGAAGATTAAGTCAGTATGAATGGGGTCTCCCTCTAGACCCTCGTGATGACCGTATAGCTTCCTTCCTGGTTGCTATGCGAAAAAATATCTTCGCAATAGTTGGACATGGACCCGACGACAGCAGTGTCGGGAGGTTTGGTCCTGGTGCAACGTTCGCTGATAGGGGCCAGTATACTACTGTACCCGATAAAATGAACGCTCGTCCAACACTGACCCCAGCAGCCTCCCCATATCTATCCATTCTCATGGAGAACATGTGGGGTAGGATAATATCTGCTGAGAAAGATCCGCTTCTGGTACGTGGGAATCGGTTCGCTACCGCCCCTAAGGATGCGACGACCGACCGAGCAATCGGTTCGGAACCGTCGATTAACATCTTCTACCAACTGGGCCTCGGTCAACAGTTTCGCGAGAAACTTAGACTTGCAGGTCTAGATTTGAAGCATGGGCAAGACATACACAGGCGGATTGCATGTGTTGCTTCTCTTACAGGAAGCTTTGCTACTTTGGATCTAAGTAATGCCAGTGATTCCATATGCACGACCTTGGTCAGGCTGTGCATGCCACTTGGATGGCTAGAGCGATTAAACGCTCTAAGAAGTCCTTTCTCCCTAATAGACGGGAAGTGGGTCCGGCTCGAGAAGTTTTCGAGCATGGGGAACGGTTACACTTTTGAACTTGAGACATTGATATTTGCAGCTATATCCAAGACTGCATTAGAGCTTGCTGGATTTCCCAGTCAACTTGGCTCAGATGTCTACGTCTATGGGGATGACATAATTGTCCCCACCGACGGCGTTCACGAGGTAATTTCCGCGCTTAAGTTCTTTGGATTCCAGCTCAATCTCGAGAAATCGTTTTGGGAGGGTCCTTTCAGAGAAAGTTGTGGGGGTGATTACTTTTGTGGGCAGCCTGTTCGGCCTTACCACTTGAAGGAATTACCAAATGAACCGCAACAACTTATTGCACTTGCTAACGGAATACGTCGCGTCATTGATTCAAACCGTAATATATCACGGAAAGTTCGTTTGCGCGGCGCTTGGTTTAGCGTTCTTGATGCTCTTCCTACCGCAATTAGATGTTGCTACGGTCCTAAAGACCTTGGTGACATCGTGGTACATTCAGAAGAGCGATGGAACGTCCGTTATCGAAGCGGAGTAAGATATGTCAAATGTTACAGACCAGCGACCCACCGTAAGGTGGCCTACAGTCTGTTCTCGCCTGACATTGTCTTGGCATGTGCCGTCTACGGCCTGGGATGGAATGACGGGGGAGTGATCCCTCGTGATGCTGTTTCAGGTTATAAGATTGGCTGGGTCCCTTATCAAAAATGGGGGATTTCCTA